TAGATTAGTTATTAACCAATACTGATATATGTTTATTAATTACCCTTTTTGAAACACCTATCATTTTTGCAATATCTGATGATTTTGTGTTTGGTAATAAATCTAAAATTAATGATACCTTTTGCTTTGTCTTTAATTGATTATCCTTTGCTATATTATATGCTTGTTCTGTTAAAAATAACTCGTTTTTCATATTAGCTAAATACTTAAATGATGCTTCTTTTTTCCTTTCATACAATTCTTTTGTCCATTTAGCAATGCAATAATGTATCCAACTATAAGCATCTATTAAATTTTCAAATTCTTTTATAGAATGTAATTCCCATTTATTTGGCTCTAATTTATGAAACCATATATAATTGTAACCATCATATACAACTTTGTGATTTTCATAAAAAGTTAAAGCAGATAATTGTTCAGTTGTCCAACTTGTTTTATTCATAATATATCTTTTATTGTATAGCAAATATAAAACCTTTTTACTAAAAATTAAAAAGTTCCCACTTAAAAGTTATCAAACGGGAACATTATTTTATGTAACTTATTGAAATTTAATATTTTATAAAATTCTAAAAATGCTACTATAAGGAACTTTAAAAAAATTTTAATTTAAGTAGTAAAAATATAATGATACCCTCTAATATTATTGTTATCCACATCCAAAGAGGTGTTTTATACCTTATAATTTCTTCTTTCTGTATCTCTACTTTACCAACATAATTATTCTTAAACTCTGTTATTTTAGAATTTACAATACTATCTATGTTTACACTTGCCTGTATATTACCTTTAATGCTCTTTAAAGACACTTTAACATTGTTTGATTTAATTACCCTATCAAAATCTTTTAATTGCCCTAAAGTGTCACAAACAGCTTCTATCGTTATAGTATCATTTACTTGTTTTGTAATATAGTTATTCTTTGTGATATAGATGCTATCTCTTTTGATAACCTCTTTATACTCAATACTACTCTTCTTACTCCCACAGCCATATAAAATAATAAAACCAATAGTAAAAAAAAATAAAACCTTTTTCATTATTCTTGTCTTTCAAAATGAGGTGTATCTACAAACTTCCAATTACCACCCCATCGATTTTTATTGTTTAAACTTTCCCAAAAAGCACCAAGTTCTTTTAAGCGTTCTTTATCGTATGTTAGTTCTCCATTAATAAAAAAGTTAAAATCAACAGCTAAACGCTTTAGATGATTACTATTCATAGTTTTACTTAAACCTTTATCTACTAAACGTCTTTGAGTTTCTTTATCTCGATATGCGTGTCCAAATGTTAATTGAATACCAATAGTATCTGCATAGACAATTAAACTTGCTATATCTTTTGTAAACTCTTGTTGCTTTTCACTTAACCTCATTACTCTAATAAATTACCTATAAACTTAACCTTTTCTAAAAACTCTTTCTTAACTACTTCTGATTCTCTTTTCCACCTTATTGTATCACCTACTTCTTTAACATAATCAACACCAATCATAGCTACTAATTTACCATCTCTATAATATGGTGAAATACCTAATGCTTTTATACCTTGTGCTTTTAAAGAACTTTTTAATGCTATGTCTTCTATATTATTAACGTTAGAATGAAACATATTTAAGTCAATAACATCTTTCACGAAATTAATATACAATGATACAGGTATATCTTGTAAGTTCATAGCTTCTCTTGACGTTCCTTCTCTTACTACTTCATAATCACAACTAAACTTATTCTTATGTGTTCCGTCATAGTATTTAACTCCATTATGAAATCTAAAAATATAGGCTCTATCTGATTTAGTTTCTTTTAATAACTCTTTTAAAGCGTTCTCTATTACAATACCACTTCCTAAACCCGATACAACAACGTCTTTATTGAATATCTTTGTTTGTACTATATGAGATATGTCATCTTTAAATATAATAACTATTGTTAATACAAATATAAAGAAGACTTTAGACAGAGATAACTCTTTTATAGATTGTGCAATTCTTACGATTGCGTTTAGATATTCTTTCATAGCTTAACATTATGATAATATATGAATTAATATCGGTAAAACAGAAAATACAAAATCCATAAAATCTCCTTGACCTTTCCCTAAATACAAATCGTAATACAACTCTTTAAATATAGCACTTAAAATAACAATAATGTATGCTATCTCTGCTCTCATAAAAAACAATAAAGCAACAAGCAATATTGTACTTGCAAAGAAATGTGCTAACTTATCATAAGATATTTTAGTAGGTAACATATACAGATACTTTAATATCTTTGTAATCTTGTCCATACATTAGAATTTAAGATTTGTATAACTTAACCCTAAAAAAGAATGTGTACCCTCATCATCTATATCAATTGCATAAGACTTCCAACCATAAGGATGGTCGTCTAAACCTTTAAATAAAGCGTCAACGTGATATTTATCAGATAATACTGCTGCTTTTGTTTCATTACCGTCAGCATCATATTCTCCTTGTTCTTTAACGATATGTCCTAACTCTACAATAGTATGCTTGTGTGTTGGGTATTCGTTACCATTTTCATCTGTTTCTACGCCTAAACCTTTAATTTTAGTTTGTGCTTGTTCTTTGCTATCAAAAGCGTATTTTCCAATGTTTATTTTCATAATTTATATTTATTTACTCTTGTTAGTTTAACGTGTGTATTTGTTACTCTTATGTAAAGATTTTTTAATTATCTTATCTTATTGTGTTTGTTATGTAAAGAAAATTAACTTGTTAATGCGATTAATTCTGCGTCTGTTAATGCTGTGTTGTAAACTCTTAAATCTCTTGTATTTGAAAACATTGGTAGTGTATCATTTACAGCAGAGAAACGCAAATCATTCATTCCTATTGGAGATGTAACATTTTCGATATTTGTTTGTGTTCCATTTACATAAAATTTCATTGTTCCACTTCCCCAAGACAAAGCAAATTTATTATTATTTGTTTGTGTAACTCCAGTTGCTCCCCAATTAACAGTTTGTAAAACTCCGCCACTAATTATTTCAGAAATAATGTTTCCACTAAATCTTGAATAACCTATTGATACATAATTATTCATTGTTCCATCAGATAAAGCAATTCTTTTATCTGTTTCATCATCAGCTAAAGCACTAATCTCTGCATATAGCACTCCCTCTGTTGAGTTTATTAAATCGCTTGAACCCGCATTGTTACAGACATCTGCTAAACGAGTAACTGTGCTTCCGTTTGTTGGTATGTAGGAAGTAGCGTATGATAGTGCCTCTGCTTGTGCTCCCCAAACGTACAAGCCATCTGAACCATTACCAATATAATTTGAATAAATTGGAGTTTTTGATGTTCGTAATTCTAAATACGATAACCCATTTGCGTTTGATGTTGCAGTACCTATAATTCTATACCAACCATTACCAAAGTTTTCTATACTTAAATCTCCATTTTCCTCTTGTGTTACAACACCATCTTGTAAATCAAAAGTTCCCGAAATATATGTACCACTACTATCATTTACCCTTAAATAAGTATATCTAATTTCATCTTTTTTAACAAATATAGAGGCAGTATAATTTACTGATGTGGTTGAAAAACCTGTACTTATAAATCTGTGTGCAGTATTTACTGTATTATCTACTAATTTATCAGCATTTTGTGTTCCGTTAGGACTTATTTCGGAATTACTTGTAATTGTTGAATTTAATTTAGTCCAATAAGAATTATCAAAATCTTCTGAATACGTTATAAGATTTGTACTTTGTGGCTCTAATAATAAACTACCTTTACCATCACTAAAATCAATTCTTGGTACACCAATCGGTACGTTCTCAATTAAACCTTGTTCGTTTACTCTTGTAGCACCACTATCTCTTGTAAAGTCAAAATCTATTGGTTTAAATATATTATTCTCATCATTGTAAGCAAGTAAATTATTTTCTTTTACTGCCCAATTACTATCTGTTCCTAATTTTATTGTATTTGCCATTATATTACTGTATAATTTAAATGATTAGCCATTTGTATGAATGACTTAAAACCTGTCATTTCTTCTAATTCTAAATCTGTTAATGCTTGGTTATAGACTTTTAATGCTTTTGTTTTTCCGTAGAAAAAGAAATTTCCACTACCCGAAAAATCTAATTTAGAGAGATTTAGAGGTGTGTTAATCGTACTTAATTGCTCATTTACTTTAACTCCATTTATAAAAGTAGCAACTTTATTAGCAGAGTAAGTTATAGCTAATTTAGTAAAATTACTCGCATTAGTTGAAGATAGATAACTATATTGTTCAATGCTATTAGAATTAATAAAACTACCAACAAATCCATTCGTTCCATTAAAATATAATGCAACTCTATTATCTTGAGTAGCATCAGATAATTGAAGTAATCTAAATGTTCCACTTATATCTAAATGTTTTATCTCTGCATACAAAACTCCCTCTTGACTATTAATATAACTACTTAAACCAGTTTTACTTAATGTTTCTGCTACTCTTGTTGCAGTTGCACCACTTGTAGGTATATAGCTTGTAGTATAAGATTGTTCTTCTAATTGTGCGCCCCAAGCATAAATTGTAACCATATTATTTGAAGGCTCAGTACCTCTTAAACCAATAGAAACTCTATCAGATGTCGCATTACTTACTGTAAACCTCTGCCACTCAGTAGTAACAGATACAGTGATGTAATCTATATCATTTGCACTTATTTCTACTTCTACATTTGTATCTGATTTTAAATATACTGATGCAGTTCCGTTAATATCAATGCCCCCATAATTACTTCTTATTATACTGAAATCAGAATTTGAAGTAGATACCCCCTTGTCTAACACAATTTTATCAGCAGTTAATGTTCCTTTTGGTGAATTTACTTGATTCGATGTTACAACAGGTAAACTACCTGTTCCTCCACTTAATTTTGTCCAACTCGCATCACTAAAATCTTCACTATAAGTAATTAAGTTTGTACTTTGTGGCTCTAATAATAGTTTTGGACAACCACCATCTGTGTAGTCTATTCTTGGTACATTACTACCAACAGTTTCTATTAAACCATCTTTGTTTACTCTTGTTGCTTCTGATGCTCTTGCAAAGTTTAAATCTGCACTTCCATCACTTGGTAAAACACTATATACTTTTCCACTTTTATAAGCAGAAGGTATCATTGCTATACTTGGTATCTTTGACATTTTTATTTTTTATTTATATATTTATACATCCTATACTTTCTAAAGTTCCACCATCAGATTCTACTCTTGATGCAAAACCTTGAATTATTATTGATAACTCACTTTTATCTGAATATGACTTACCCCAAAAAATTGTATTGTAAGCCACTCCAATACCCCACCAAGTGTAGTTATATATTTTACCCCAATTTATTGAATTTGCCATATCTTATTTCTTTTCTTTTTTAGTTAAATATATTTGTAACTTAACTATGTTTGCTTGTTTTGGTTTATACATTGCTTTCATTATAATACCCAATTTGAACCACCTACATTTTTATCGGGATAAACATCGGGTGTTGTGTTATCGTTATACTCGGGAAACTTTGTATTGTTAAAGCATATATAATCTACAAATCTTCTTGTGTAATATTCTGCAAAGTCTCTTTCTTTTTGTACTAAAAAATCAACTTCATTTTTATTAACCGATTCAGCATTTTCTGATATATGCTTAAATACTCCTCCATTTTTTACTTGGTAAGCTGCAAATGGTAAATAATCAACCATAGCATAATGTATTAACATCGGCTGAATATAATTCTTAACTAATTCTAAATAATCACCATTTAAAGTATCATTTAAAATATCGCTTTCAATTCTATCATATAGTTTGCTACCTAAATAGTTTTGTATATGGATTTCTTGAGCAATTTTAATAAACTGAATAAATTTATCAGTATCAATATTACCGTCTAAAATTGAGTTTTTAACTAAATCTGTTCTTGATATAAATAACGCTTTTGCCATATCTTATCTTTTCTTATTTACAAATCCATTATTAGGCATATCTGTTGGTCTCATAGCTACCTCTTTTTCATTTACTTGTGGTTTAAAACCTTTTTTCTTTGCCTCGTTTACACTAATTGTAGGTGCATTTGGACTATTCACATCAACACCACTCCCTTTTTGCATATATGTTTTACGCATCCAATAATGATGACAATCTCCACCACCTTTATACAACCATATATCATAAGTATCTGCTCCATTCAATCCCCAACCCGCATTAACTGCTCTTTGGCTCATTTGTTGAATATCCTCTTTTCTGTATATCTTTTTAGCTGCTACCATTTTTTGACAAAATTCTCTACTATTAGAACTTGCTCTTAATGGTGCATATTGATAACGTACTTTAAATTTAGCACCCTCTTCATTTTCTCCATCTTGCTCACTCTTTGCGTTTGGTCTTGCAGTACCCGTTGTTGCAAAATTCCAAATTTTAGATAATAAACTTGGTTTTTTTGTGTTTAATTGTTTTATCTGCTCATCCAAAGCATCTTCATCATCGTAATCTACTTTACGCTCGTCAATTAATACCCAATTTCCTAAATCTTCATCTTCTCCAAACTCTTCTAATTCAGAAAACATTTTAGACATCTTAACACCTGTTTCTTCTTCTCTTGTTTCTTGGTCTTTTACATTCTCTAAATCTGTAAATTCTAAAGGTTGTAACGTCTTAAAATAAAGATGTAAGCTAATATCATTAAAAGCTAATACTTTATCAAAGGCATCAATTAAAAGTTCTTGAAATGGTCTAATAACAGTGTTATCCATTAAAGTAGATGCAGTTTTTAATTCATCTGCATTATTACCTAAACCCGTTGAATCTTTAACGCCTAATAACATAGGAGAAACAACTCTATGCGATATCATTATCTTCTTTTGTGCTTCTTCTGATAAGAATTGATATTGGTTATGTGCATCACTTAATTGAACAGGAGTTATATCTGCTTGACTTTCTTTATTATCATTAAAAGCAAGTATAAATTTACCCGCATTTGAACTTCCTTGAAATTTAGCCTTTATTTTGTTTTCTATTAACGTTTGCTTTTCTTCATCGGGAGTACCATTGTTAAAGTTGATTAGCATACTTGGTGCTAAACCATTTAAGATGTTGTTTAAATGATAATTTGATACCTCTTCCTCTAACTCTGCATATTGTAAACCTCCTTGATAATCGGGTGTGCTATAATAGTACATACCACTTTTATAAGGCTTAATGTATAATATCTCAATTGGCTTTGGTGTTTCAGATAGTCCAAAAGATGGTATTCTTTGAGGTTTATCACTTGGTTTTATATTTATCCAATCGGGATGATAATAATATGCTTGTACCTCTTTATCGTTTTTGCTTAACTTCTCTGCTCTTAACGTTTCAATTGGTAAATGTTCTACTTTTGCAATTTTCTTTTTATCCTTTGAATAAATAACTTGCATTGCACATTGACCCGTTAACTTTAAATCATATGCTAAACGTCTAACAACTTCTTTTTTGAACAAAGATATCATTGATGCATATTCTTGAGGCTTTTTAGCACTATTTGTAGCATCTAAACCTCTTCCAAATATCATTTGACTAATGCCATTAATAACTGCTCCATTTGTTGCAGAACCATTATATCTGTCTATTAAATATTGAAAATAATTGTTATCTTCTCCAAACTCTACCCAATCATTGTGCTTTGATTCCACTATTTCAGGTGAAGTGTATGTAGATAAATTAACGAAACTTATTTTAGAATCGTTTGTATTTTTTTTACGTTTATTCATAATATTATAAAGTCATTATTGCCACTCTTTTGAATATACTCATCTTTGTTTACTGAATAGTATTCGTTTTTCATTTGATTAGTTGATTGGCTTGTACAAAATATCTTATCTCTATAAATAATATCTAAATCAGATGTATTTATTAATTCTTCTACATCTAAAAAGTTAAATAAACAAGTGTTGTTTTCAAATGTTCCGCTACTTGCAATAACTCTATCTTTAAAAGCACCATAGTCTCCTTTTATTTCATATATCTTTAAATCGTAAAAATGACCTTCTTTTAAAGTGAAAATGTTTGTTATTTCTAAATAACCTTTATGTATAACAGAACTCGGTAAGATTAAATACACCTCATCATTTGTACTATCATCTCTTAAACGCATTGTTATCGATGTAGTATAAACACGAGGTATAATCTTTATTGTTTGTTCGTCTGTTGTAGGATAAAGATGTTTCATAAATATATTACAAAATAAAAGCTAATATTTAATTTAGAATATAAAAAAAAGGGATAACTAATTAAAGCTATCCCCTTCTTCCGATTTACAATTAAATTAAAAATAGAATTATGCGTTAGGGTCTATTTGTGTTGGGTCTTCGTTAGAAGTTATAATTGTATCTAATACAAATGGTGCAGGTGCTTTTTCTTGACCTTCCATTGTTAAAGTAAATCCACTTAAGTCTCCCATCGCTGCTCCCGTTACAATAGTACCTCCTGTTACTTCTGCTCCGTTTTCTAAACCGATTAATAAGAAATTACCATTGTAATCTTCTACAATTACGTGTGGATTTTGAGCAGCTAATAATTTTATTTGCTCTTGAGTTTCCTTATCTAAAACAGGTAACGTTAAGTTTAAAGTTTGTGAATAAAAAGTAGTCCCGTTTTCTCTTGAACTATTTATAGTTGTTTCAAAAGAAGAGTTACCTTTAATATCATATTTATATAATGTAGGTGTGCCCGATATTGCAGTTACTTCTCCCGCAGTTAATGTTACGTCTCCTAACGTACCATAAGATGCGAAATAAACTGCTTTTAAGCCACCAACAGAAGATTTACAAGGTAATGCTCTTCCCGTGCTAATTAGTGTACAAGCCATTTTATTTATTTTTTAGTTATTAAAAAAGGGTAAGTAGATAATAAACCTACCTACCCTTATTATGATTATTATTAATTATTATTAGTTAGATGCGTTTACAATTCCGTAAGTTACGATATCTTCAACTACTGCATACTGAACTCCTGCCGTATATCTCATAACGAAACGTACATTTTTAGAACCATCAATATCAGCCATATCTAAAACTTTCACTTCATTATGGTCTGCTAATAAACCTGTTCCAAAGAATAAGTTAGATTTTAAAGTAGCAATCATTGTGTTATCAGCTAAACCGTTAGCACATACTACTTTTACACCGTCAAACCATTGGATATCTATATCTTGGTTATTACCTTGAGCCATATATCCGTTAGCACCTTCTCCGTTTGCTTGGAAACCACCTAATGCTCTTTTATATGCTCTCCACACATTTTGAGATACATAGATGTATAAATCTTCGTTACCATATAATGCACTTGGAATAGCATCTACAACTTTTCCTAATTCATCGATAACATTAGCAGCAGTTACACTTGCTCCCGCAACTTCTTGTGCAGCAGGTAAATCAGCATCATTTGCCAATAATGTAGCGAAACCATCAAAAGAACCCGCACCTGCAGAACCACTCCAAATATCTTGTTCAGTCTTTTCAGCTACTTTAGCAGCGATATGACCTATAAAATAATCAGAAAAGTTTTTTGGTAAGTTATCGTGAGCAGAATACCCCATAGAAATAGCTTCCCAATCTGATTGGAATGGAGTTTTACATAACTCTAAATTTACTTGTAATTCTTTAGGCTCTAAAATTTTCTCTGTTAAGTCTAAAGTTGAAGTATCTGCGAAATCACAAGATGCATTTGCCACAATACCATCTAATGAAACTCTTTTTAATACTTCTTTGTACTTTACATTTGGTTTTACTTCAATTAAACCATTTGCAATAGTGTTTCCACTTAATAAAGCTGCTGATACATATTTACCTGCAAATTCACCTGCATAAGTAGAAGTGATGTTTGTTGTTGTTGCCATAATTATTTATTTAATGTTTTAAAAATATTATTTAATGTATTATTTTTTCTTTTTTGTGAGTAAAGAAATAACTCTTTCTTTTCTACTGATGCTTCGGGAGTATGTGTAATACCTTCAACCTCATCAGATGATAATTCTACAGAAACTTCCTCAACTTCTTTAACTTCTACTTTAGCAAGTTTTAATTCGTTGATTTCTTTTCTTAATTCTTCAATTGCTGAAAAGAATTGTTCTTCTGTAATAGACTTAACTACTTTTTTAGGAGAAGCAACCTCTTCTGACATTTCTTCTTCAACAACCTCTTCAGATACCTCTTCTTCTTTTGGCTCTTCTTCTGTTGATGCTTCTTTAATGTCCGCAATAACACCTTCTTCTTCGATAACGATTACTTTTCCTTCTGCTTCATATTCTCCAACAGGAACTGCAATTCTTTCTTCGTCTGCAATAACAAAGATTTCTGCACCTACCTCAAATGATTCAGCTTCAAAAATAGCACCATTATCCAATTTCATTTGTTCTAACTTTACCTCTATTCCAAGTAAAGTGCGAACTTTGTTTAATGTTTCTTTTGTGTTCATAATTATATTACAATTTAGATTAATTATTTTGTATTTTCATAACAAATTAGTCTTTAGGAGGTAAAATAAACTCAATTAACTTATCTGTTTGAAATTGTCTTTTAAAATCGTCATAGTCTGCACCTTGTGGGAAAAACAAAGAATCTTCTATAACTCCACCAACAGGTACATTCATTGTTGGTACATCTAAAATATATTCTCCAAACATATTTATATCTCCTTTGTTTGTTTGAAAATCAACTGCTAAATTCTGTGCTAAAAAAGTGATTGTAATATCAAATATACTTGCACCCTCATCTCTGAATTGTAAAGCAGTTATACCCGTTCTTAATGTTAGTTGTGTAGGGATTGTTATATTAAACGTTCCCGTTGGAGATTCATTAAATGCTCCGTTTTGTAATGTTATTCTTGCCATTATTGATTATTATTAGTTTTATTTATATTACCTATTCCTTGTTTCCAATATTCGGGTGCTTTACATTTCTTTTTATCACAACCACTTATTGTATATGTATTTTTACATTTACAATACTTTGCTCTACTCATCTTCTACACTATTTAAAAAGTCTATTAATTCTTTTAATATTCTTTCATCATCAGATAACTCTTCTTCTATCTCTTCTTTTGGTCTTTCTAATTTATCTGCAAAGTAACCTTCAATACTAAACCCTTTTACTTTACCTGTTTTTACATAGTCATTCCAAATTTCATCGTTATTCACTTTTACACTACCCATCCAAGTACCAACAGGCACATCTAAACCATATAATGCAGTCTTATCTTTATCCTTATCTTCTACTATCCAAGACTCAACTAAAGTTAACCCTTCTAATTGTTTATCGTGTTCTAAAGTAGATTGCGATTGATTACCATTCTGTAAATACATTTGGGACGCTTTTAAGACCGTTTCTTCTGAAAAGAATATATAATATTCATCTTCTCCATTACGTCTGTATATAGGCTTCTTTGGTATTAATAAAGCACCCATTAACAATCTCTTTTCTTTGTTGATTTCAGCAAGTTTTATTTCTTGGTTATTTAACGCTATAAAGTCAGATTCAATTGCGGGGTTTTCCACAACAGAAATAGCCTCAACACCTATCGCTTCATCGTCATCTAATATAAGTTCGATTATCTTCATAATTATATTACAATTTATTAGTTTTATTTTACATTTTTATATTGATGCACCTTCAACAATATTTCTCTCCATACTTTGAGCAGAGGTTACATCGTTCGCTACTACATACGCTTTTACAGGTTCTCTTTCTTGACTTCCTATTGCTTCAGCTAATTGATTTGTATCACTTGAGCCAACTACGTTAAATGAGGGAACTGCTGATGCTATTGTTGGAGAACTACCTACACCCGCACTTGCTCCCCCACCTCCACTTGGTGTTTTAACAGATGCTATATTTTTAACCGTTGCAAAACCTTGAGATGCTACAATTGCTGTTGTTGCTAAACGTTGTACTAAACCCGCACCAACTAAACCACTTTCAGCTTTTTCTGCCCACACATTCGATATACCTTGATATGTGTTTATCAATGCTTGTGCTAATGCAAACGCTTTTCCTGCTTTACTATTTTCGCCTAACACTTGACTAATTGCTCCAAACGTACTTGATGCTAAAGCGATTTTTTGTTGTTTTAATTGCTTTTCTCTATCAATATCTTTTTTAGCATTATCGTCTTTTAATTTATTTATAGCATTTTCTTTTGCTCTTTCTAAACCTTCTGTTGCTAAACCTTTTGCCTTTGCAAGTTCTATTAACTTATCATAATGTAAAGCAGTATTTTCTAATTCTAATATTCTACGTTCTTCTTCTGAAACTGCTTCTGCATCTCTTATTTGACTTTTTAAGTCATTTAATTCTTGAATCTTTGCTTTTTCTTTTTCTTTATCAGCTAAATCAAATTCTGCTTGTTGGTTATCAATTGCAGTCTTTTGTGCTTTACGTAATTCTAAAACCTTTTCAGAATCTTTGCCATAATATTCTTCGGCAAGTTTTATTTGCTCATCATAATCGGTTTTAATTAATCTTAACTTTTCTTTTCTTTCTTCTTCCTCTGTATCAATTAAACCTTTTCTTATACGTTCTAAATCACTTGCTTTTTTATCTTCTATTGCTTTTATTTGTGCAGCTTCTTCTCTTTTAGCACCTACAATTTGACTTGTAACCTCTTTTTGTTTTGTTAACCTTTGAGTTTCTAACTCTATTACTCTTGCTTTTAATCTTGCTTCTTCATCTAAATCTTCTTTTGTTGAACGTGCTAATGAGTTTTCAGCTTGTTTTGCTTGTAAACGTAATTTAGCAGCTGCTATTTCTTTATTAGTTATCTCTTCATCTATCTTACCTGCTTCTTTTAAAAACTCAATACGTTCTTTTGCAGTAAACTTTTCCCTATTCGCTGCTTTCTCTAATAAGTCTGCTCTATCTCTATTTGCTTTTGCTCTTTGTACAAGTAAATTTCTTTCAGCCTTATCTGCATTTGCTCTTTGGTCTGCTATTTGAGCAGCTATCTTTGCCTCTTCTTTTAATTCTTTTACAAAATCTCTTGTTTTCTTTGTTACTTTATCTAATGTATTTTCAACACCTGTTAAACTATCAATAAGTGAATTACCCGACTTTCTTGCATCTTCTAAAGCACCTTTAAAATCTCCACTAAATACTTTCTTCATAGCACTACCAAGAAAACCAATAGTGTTCATAAGAGCCTTAAACCTATTTGTTATATTCTCTTGAATTAAGTTTTTAAAGTCTATTATTGCTTTTTTAGGATTCTCAAATACAGATATTATTGCTTCTCCTAAATCAGCTAACAAGTCAACTAAATTACCAACTACACTACCAATTACTCCAAGTATTTTAGCAAACTTATTTTGCCCCTCTTCTGAACTTTTAAAAGCAGCCATTAAAGAAGTAACTGCAATTAACAATGCACCAATACCCGTTCCAATAATAGCAACCCTTAAACTTTTAAAACCCGTTGTTAGTCCTTTAATAGATTGTCCAAAGTTCTTAACCTTTGTTACTGCACCACCTGTTAAACCGTCTAAAGTTTTAGTTGCTTCACCTGTTACTTTATTGGTTTCTTTTATTTCGTTGTTTAATTTCTGAACTTCTTTTACGCCTTTATCAGACTTTACTTCAATGTCAACTACTATTTTTTCCATTCTATTTGTTGTTTAGTTCTTACAAATACCTCTTTAAAAGTATCGGGAAATTTATTTTTACCACTTGCTAATTGCACTATCTCTTCTTTACAATCAGTTTCTTTTAACAATTCTAATATTATCTTTATCATCTTTAAAGTGTTGTACTTACTATTAAATTACTACTTAACGCACTTGCATTGCCCGAAGTATCAACTGCATCTACATTTATCGTATATTGAGTTCCCGCTTGTAAACCAAATATAGTATATGTTGTTCCTATTTCTGTTGGTAATTGAACTACACCATCTAAATAAATTCTATAATAATTAACCCCAACATTATCCGTTGATGCAGTCCAACTTATAGTAACTTGTGTTCTACCTACTAAATCAGCACTTAAATTAGTTGGTGTTGTAGGAGGTGTTGTATCTTGTTCACTTGTTATAGCATCTACTTCTGTTGCACTTGCAAAACTACTTTCATTACCATTTGAATCAAAAGCAGTAACTCTTATCAAATAAATTGTGTTTTGTAATAAACCTAATATTGTATAATTAGTTTGTGTACCTAAAGTATCTTCTAACACACCATCAACATAAACTTTATAGCCCGCTAAATTTGTTTCTGTATTGCTATTCCAAGAAATTGAAACTGCATTATTTGTTTCACTATCAATCGTTAAACCTTGAACATCACTTGGAGGTGTTGTATCTTGTGCTTCTTCTAAAACTAATATGTCATTTAACAACTCTAATTCAGACTTGCCATTTTGTAAATTAGTTGTGATTGAATTGATTTTAAAACTATTTCCATTAACTATAAACCTATCCGCCAATGTATATTTCAATAATATTCTTAAAGGTAAATAAGCAGTTAGTTTTGTTAATCTATTCTTTTTATTAAATACACTTTTAATATAATTCTTGTAATACTTTCTAAATAATGTATCTGTGAAATCTTGTGTAGCTGTATATTCATTTACCTCTACATTAAAGTTTATATTATCTTTACCTGTTGCAGGGTTTAAATAAACACTATTAGATGGTATAATATACGTTGTCAATGGTTCGTGTCCTGATGCATTAACAAAAGATATTTCTGTTGCTGATGTTTGTCTTATAGGATAAAATAATAAAGGTTTACCATAATATGAGTCTTGATTGTCATCTACAAAATAACCCCATTGAACATCTATTAAATTACCTGTATTTGCATCTATTAAATGCTCGTATTTTAATTGTGAAAAAGGTGTTACAACTTTATATAGTTCTCCTGCAAGTTCTTTATCGCTACCTTTATATTCTATTTTTCCCCAAGTATTTCCAGCTAATTGTTCGTGTTGTTTAGCTAAAAGAGTTTCAGTATCTTCTGCATAAAAACTTATTTCTCTATAAGGTAAAGCTGTATTAACCTCACTTTTATTTACGTCAATATATTTAGTAATATCATAAGATGTACCACTACTATAAAAAGCATTTAAAGTCTTTACAATAACAACGTTATCTTCAACGTAAGCAGTTAAATTAAACATCTTAAATAAACCTGTTAGAAAATCAATAATTTTCATTTCAGGTATTTGTTGAGTTATAGTAAAATCAAATGCACTAACGTGAGTAAAAGCACCTGTTGAATATGATGTGTTTTCAGGAGGAAGAAAATAAGATACACGATATTCTACATACCAAGATATATTCGTAAAACTTACATCTGCTGCTGCTTGTATAAAAACTGTATAATCTGCTTGTGATAAATCTATTTGACTTTTATTGATTGTTAAGGTACTTGTAACAGTTGCACTTTGATAAACCTCTACACCATCTTTAAACACAATAACTTTATAAGGAGTAGTACCTGATGGAGTTAATGTTAAATCAACATCTATATAATCATTAATAACACCTGATATTCTTAAAGTAGAGGTATTTATCATCTGGCTTTGTGTGTCCCCATCAAAACTTGTTGCAGGAAAACTATCAACGATAGATTGATTAACACCATCTAAATTTTCTACATTGCCTTTTTTTCTATGTAGCCATAAAAATAAATTGTAATAAGGTATATTAGTAGTATTAAAGAAGTCATCACTAAATGTAATTTCAGGATAATTAACCTGTATTGCTTCTATAATTCTATGTACTCTTAATGCGTATTTTAACTCTGTATAATTTACTCCGTGAGTATGCCCAGTACCACTATGATAATATAAATTTCCACTATATTGGTCATCGTGTGAATGTCCTGTATCACTATCATAAAATAACCTTTGTGTATGTGTTATTAAGGGTGCTATAACATCAGTTGTAGTTGGGTCTACTATTAATTTAGCTTTTACATTTGTATCGTTATAAACAAGTGTTTCGCTATTTAAGTCTGTTAATGCTTGTAGTTTATCTTTGCCTAATAAATCTTTTAAAGTAACTGTATTTCCATAAAATACAATCTTATATGTATTAGGTTTGTTGTCCTTTAAACCAACACCTTCTAATTTAACTTTACCTTTTCTAAATGGACTATTGTTTAACTCTATTCTTGCATCTACTTTTATTCTCGCATCAAAAGTATTATCAATGTCAAAGTTATAATAGTGTTTAAATATTCTGTTATTCTTTTTCGTAGCGGGTATGCTAAACGTTTTTGAAAAGTCTGTAAATACCTTTGCAATATCCCTTACATTTTGAATTGATTGCGTTATAGAAACACTTTCATCTTTGAATAGTTCAACCCTATGACCTTGTATGTACAACTGTAATTCTTGCATCTATCTTACACTATTTATCATATCAAAAGCATAATCTAATTCTAATGAGTAATCAACTAAATTATCGTTTGCTCTTGTCTTAAATGTTAAACTATTTGTTTTTACGTTCATCGGTGTTATCTTACCATCCATTTCCATCCATACTTTCTCGGATAATAAGATTTCTTTCATAGGCTCGTTATAATCTTCACTTACATAACCCGTATTTAATGTAATGCTTTTGTTACCAACTACATTGAATTGTTGATACTGATGCTGATTACTATACCCAAAATTACTATAAATGTTTGATTTGTATTTCTCTTTACTTACATTCATTTTCTCAATAGACTTCTTAAAAAACCAAATGTCTTGTACTGCACCAAACCTATTTACAAAACTTAATTTAGCAGGAGTATATCTACATTCATCTATTGTTACAACATCTATTACCTCAACTATCTTATTACCTAAAACAGGCTCTCCACTAATAATAATTTTATCAACTACGTTTAAATCAGCATCACCTAATATAGCATCAATACATACGTTATCTTCATAAGTACCATTCTCTGATAATACTCTTTCTTTAAAAGAATCTATATCTGTACCTATTACTTGAAATATACTTGTAGTTGATGAGGTTATTGCTTGTGTTCTTACAATCTTACCTTTATACAAATAAGTTACTTCTTCTGCTCTGTTTCTGTTAATTGGTATCTTTACATCTGCATCATTTAATCTATAAATAACTTTGTTTGTAATAGACCTTAATGTTTGTATTTCTCCATCTTTGCCATCAAAATAATTATAGCCATCAGTACCTATTATATCAAAATAACTACTATAAACAACACCTGCATTATTGTTTTCTAAAAAGTCATCGTAAACAGTGAAAGTTATATTTACTAATTGCGACCAACTATCAACATTATCTTTATCAACGTCTATAAAATCTCTTATTAATTCTGCAAACTCAAATAGAACACTACCATCTTTCTCAAAGTTTTTCGCTAATACATATTCAGCCACACCATTTATAGTTAATGTTACCTTTATAGAATGTCCATATACATCAACCAATCTAAAATGAAAAGGTGACCTCGTTGGAGTAAAAATAGATACTGCCATTATTTTCTTGCTTTATTATTTATACTATTCTTCATTAACTGCTCAACATCTAATTTGTATGCTTCAATTAAATCTTTATCTATGTTCTTAAATGCTTTCTCAAAAGGTTTTGTAAAAAATAAACTTGGTCTTATACCTCTGTTGTAAATATTACCCGCAATTATATGTGCTATGGTATTGTAATTACCTTTTTTAAATCTACCTTTACTATCTCTTAACCTTATATTCTTTTTCTTTGCCCACTTTTCTAAACTTTGTACAAACTCTTTATACTTACCAACTTTGCCACTTCCAAATCTATATGGACTATTTGGTGCTTGTTGTCCTCTTATCTTTGCGTTTGGAGATACTTTACTTGGGTCCTTACCCCTAACACCTTTATCTTGAAATATACCATAGTCCTCCATTAAGAAACTTAACTCAAAACTATTCTTACTTTGCTTTACATTGTATCGTAAGCTATTGTATAAATCTCCCGAAGAACGTTTTTTATTTCTTGTTAAATTTGCCTTTGATTGTGTCACCACATACTTTGCAAATCTGTTTAATTCTTCTTGTACGTTTTTTAACATATCGACATATCATTTGGTACTATTATATCAACGGTTAAAACCCAACCTGCTAACTCATCTTCAAACCTATCATAAAATGGCTCAAATACAGGTGGACTATCTACTTGATATAAATCTAAATGTAAACTACCTCCTCTTAATATTTGCACTAATCTATTTAACACTGCTAATTGTGTATTTAATATATCTTGTTCGTTTGTGTTACCAACAAATACATCAACTACTTCTTCTTTAGAAACATCAACAATATCCATCGCAAAAATAGATAAACTAAAACGTAATACACTATCTTCATTCGTTGCATTATTTACTATTAAGTGTGATAAAGGAAACATTGTCTGCTTTGCTAATGCTATTCTTGAAATGTCGCCCGTAGTAACAGTATTAACATTTACATCTGATAACAATGTATCTTTAATCTTTTGAGTTAAGTTATAATATCCTTGCATTTTAAAATTTACTTTTTATTCTTTTTGCTTCTAACTCTGATTTCTCTTTTTCAAAAGATAACATCGTTAAACATTGATGTACATTTAATTTAGTGATATCTTCAAATCTTGTAATATCTCCGTTAGCGAGTCCATAAATTGATTGATACCAACCCCATTTTGCTGCAAAGTTTGATTCACTTGAATAATCTCCTCCTCCGTTCCCGCTGAATAATGTATCATATGTTTCGATAAGGTTATCCCTAAATTGTACAAAAAAAAAATTGACCCAATCACTGCACTCAACGGCATATCTTTCATAACTTCGGGTGTCAGTGCAGTATAATCAACTATGCTATACTTATTCAATTTAGAAATCTTTATTGGTCTATATAATACATTCATTGCAATGTGCATATTTTCCCAAGCTGCTAAATTGTTATCTAAATCAATATACTCGCCTAAACTCATTTCATTTAAATCGGGTATAAAACCATAATCCACTCCATTCATCGTAAACTTTGTTACGTGATTAGGTTTAGTATTTAAAACCTTATCTAACATTGTAAGCACTTTGTTCACACTACCCATCTTTAATTTATAACTATCAGATAAAGGTACTCCACAAAATATTTCAATCATTTTAGCATCTAAAAAACTACCACTTGGATTGTTCTCTGCTATTCTTAAATACTTTTGGTACTGCCCTAAAGTTATTTCATCTAAACTACTTGGAACTAAAATTTCTAAATTCATATTTATATTACAAATTATCTTTAATGTTTTATGAAAAAGCCTATACAAATTTATATAAATAAAAAAAAGCCACTCATTTGAGCAGCTTATAATTCTTTTATCCATTGAGGTATATCCTTATCCTCTAAACTTTCGTATAGAATATCTTTCCAATCTTTCATATTAATATTCACTATCAACACATTTTAAATCCCACACTAAATCTTTTTTAGTCTCGTATTGTAAGAAATCAATTTGAACATCTTTATTATTTTTCGATTCTAAAGTAAAGTCATCTATTGCCCAATAACCTTCATCGTTAGTAAATTCTATGCTGAAATTTTTACCCTCGTATCTATAATCTCCTTTAAATAACTTTTTTACTTTACCTATTTCTTTAATTTCTTGAGTTGTCATAATATCTTTGTTTTTAATTACACTACAAATATAAGACTTATTTTTGAACTACCAAAACTTTTTTTAATTTTTTTTAAAATATTTTATGCAACTTTCATAAGCCTTAACTAATAATAAATGTTGTTGAGGTGTTTTAGGTTTTGCTATTGTTATTTCTTTATCTGTTCTGTGGTGTATATAGCATTGCAATACTGCTATCATATCTTCGTTACTCATTACCTTACACTATAATTACCTTTGTTTGGGTTGTCTAAATGATAAATAACATTATAACGTATTCCATCAATTGCGTGGTTAAAGTCATCTACATATAACTTACTACCTTTATCTAAATACACATAGTTATTTAATTCTTTTGCTATGTTTGTACTATTTGGCTCAACTACTATTTCAAAGTCTTGCATCGTTGTTATACCACTTTCAATAGTTCCTTTTTTTACTGCTTTCATATTAACACCTTTGTATTTTAAATCAGATATTAATCTCGGCTCTGCACTATCTGCTACTATTAATTTCTTACCAACTCTACTCAATATAATCTGTGCTAATTCTGTTGTACCTAAACCATTCCTATATAAATGTTCTTTAACGTATATCTTTCTTTTTGTTTTATCAATAGCAACTTCTGTTAATGTATCAGGGTCTATACTAAAACCAAAGTCCATCCCACAACTTGTTTGTAAGCCATCGGGATTGAACTCTCCAAAACTCCAATTTGTAAATACAACACCTTCTGCTTTATCTAACCAACCACCAAGTATTTTATGTTTGTACTTATTAGGATTTGTTAAGCGTATGTTCTCAATGTTCTTTAAGAATGATTCGGGTAAGTTTAAGCGATTATCTAAATACGTTGTATGTATATAACAAGTATCTCCTACTTGTCCGTTAAAACCTTCCTTAACACCTTTAGCTTCAAAGAAACGTTTGTATATCCAATGCTCTTTAGTTGTTGGATTTAATATAAGTATAATTCTATTCTGCTGCACGTTACTTCTTACAGATAAATCAATAGTATCAAATTCATTTTCATCTACCATTTCTTCTGCTTCATCTAACACCCAAGTAGATATACCTTGTAATGATTTTAAATTAGCCGTTTGGTTTCCTGCACTTGTCTTAATACCTCTAAAGATAATCTTACTATCTGTAATGGTATTCGTTATCTCTTTTCTATTTACATCAAAATGGTCTGATAAGTTAAGTAACTCTATCTTCTCCTTAAATTCGGGTATGATTGATAACTCTGCAGAAGTCATTGTATAACGAGTGTACAAACAGTTATAACCTACATCTAAAGTATTTGTAGCTTCTATAAGTGTTGTACTAAAACTCTTGCTACTTCCTCTACCTCCCGTTACAATATAATACCTCGCATCAGATTCTTTTAAAGGTAAAAACTTTTCATTAATTGTTATCTCACTCAAATCTATTCAGACTTTTTAAAATGTATAATTGGTATATTTAATACTTCTCCATTTGTTGTGATATCAACCTCATCTTTTGGTTTACCTATGTAATATTCTAAAAACAATTTACCCGCTTGAACATCTTTGTCCTTTATCGCTTTTGTCTTTATCATATTAATTACATCTATAACGTCTTGCTTTGTTGCAGCTTCTTTTAAAGCACTTCTATATTCGTTCCTACGTTTATCTATTTTACCTTCTTTTGCTTTAGTAGAATGCCCTCTATTGCCGTTAAATTTCCTTTTATCCATATTCTAATACAATCATAACTATTAGATTATATAACAAAAAAAAGCACCTAATTTAATAGATGCCTTTTTCAAATTTAAAAAATAAAAACAGAACGTCCTAATTCTGTATCTTTTAAAGAGTTATAGTATGTTTATTAAAATAATAATTCGTCTAAATCTCTTATCCATTTTCTTATATTACTTTTATTACAAGTACAAGGTTCGTGGTATTTATGATTGAAGTATTTAGAATGCAGCTTACACATTATCTTATAATCTTCGTTAGCCATTCTTGATGTTGTTCTTTGCTTAACACCTTGCCATATTATTTTATCTTCTACCATTTTAAAACATTGTTAGTTGTTGTTGATGTTCTTTTAATCTTTTCATAGCTGCATTATAATATTCAGTATCTAATTCACAAGCCGTTAAATCAAAGCCTAAATTATGACAAGCTAACGCTATTGAGCCACTACCTAAATGCGTGTCTAATATCTTATCTCCCTCTTTAGCATAGTTCATTAATAGCCACTCGTATAGCTTAACGGGTTTTTGTGTTGGATGTATTCTTTGTTCTTTATTTTTCATATCGTGTTGTATCATACCATTCCAAACAATCTCGCAAATATTTACACTTTTTGTCATTGATAAATAACACATTTCAGCTCTGCCAAAAGCAGTTCCTTTTTTATCCCAAACTAAACGACCTCCAGATAAATCATAATTATTGTAGAAATTTACACCCCAAATTATTTGATTTTTACTAACTCTTTTAAGTTCGTCAAAATATTCTGTTGTTGGTGGTACATTTTCAAAAACATTGTAATCAGTTCTTTTTGTTGCTTGTTTTCCTTCCTTATTATTATCTTTTAAACCTATTGCATCGTTGCCACCATAAGGAGGGTCTACTATTGCCAAGTCAAAGTAATTATCCTCATACCTTGCCATTAACTCCATATTACACTCGTTTGTTATTCTCATAGTTCTATTTCATTTAATTGTTCTTGTCTTTTATCGCATCCACAGTCTTCATACCCAAGTAATTTAGTTATCTTTTTAACCAACCACTTTATACCTGTGTAGTATGTGATACGTTCTATTAAATCACCAAGTTTCATATTATTTTGTCTATTAATTGCCATTTAACCTTACGATAAGTATTGTATAAACTATGATATGTTATTTTAGTCTTATCACTTAATTCTCGTATTGAATAATCATTTTGTATCAATTCAAATACTTGTCTATCATACCAATTTAAGTTCTTTAATTCTTCATCAACTATCTTTTGTGCTTCATCAAAATCTATTTGTTCTGCATCAGATAACTCATAAGTAAACTCTAAACCAACTTTAGCTTCCTTTTGTTGTTTCTTCTTAAAGTTTATAAATGCGTTTCTTAATGCTCTGTATATGTAGAAGTAGTTTACCTCATCTCCATAAGATATATCTAAACCTCTTTTCAGCATTAAACCTATATTGATATACATATCTCCAACAATATCTTCTGCCTCTTGTTGAGTGCAGCCCATTTTTTTAGTTGTGTTTAACCACTTCTTATGGTCTTTGTAAATAGTTTCTAACATTAATAGTTTAGTAAATTAGATAAGTAAATATACATCTTTTAAGAGAATATATAACGTTAAGTTATTAACATTTATTCTATTTCTAAAATAGATATAATATCCCCCTAACCGCTATATATACTCCCAAAAGAAAACAAATAAGATATATTATATATGCTAATGTTTAACGCATATAATAATTATTAAATATTTAACGCCAATAATATATTTTATAATATAATAAAGTGTATATATATACTACAAATCCAAAGGCACTTTTTACAAATTTTAGCAAACTATTTTCAATAAAATTTTAAAATTAAACATATTTGTAATAATTGTTTAAAATTAAACAAATAATATAAAATTTAAACAACTAATGTATAAAATCACTTATGCTACTACTACAATTGATAACCTCGCATTTATCAGAATACTTCCATTTCCAAGATTTAATACGTAATTGAACTAATTCATATATTTCTTCTCTTTGTCTGCCTTCTAACCCACTTATTAGTTCTTCTAAAGCATCTTTAGGTTTCTTTGGTGTTACTACTCCATTTTCCTTATCAACAATTCTCTGCACCTTTTCTTCTATGTTGTTTCTTTCATCATTTTTATCGTTGAAGAATGTATCGTAAGCATCTCTAAAGTAATCAAAGTTTGTGTAGTATAAATCTATTTTAGTTAATGCGTGATAAATAGAACTCCTTTCTCTTCTTACTCCTATTGTTTCAAACCAATGTTGAATGTTTCTATCATTCATATTGTTTAAATCTCTTAACACTTTATAGAATAGTGTACGCATTGTCATTACCTCTGTCTTTCTTGAGGTGCTTTTTAAATCTACATCAAATAAACTTTGAAATTGTTGTGCGTAAATGTCTGCTTTTTTAATATCGTACTTTGTCATTGTTTTTAATTTTAATTGTTATAATAAACTTGCTTTGTAGCAATCTCTACTGCAGTATCCCCACGTTTCTATTGGAGTACCACACTCATTGCATTGAAATTCTTTTTCTTCTAAATGATTATCTAAATCATCATCAAATACATCTTTCATATATCAAATATTGAAGTTTGTTTAGTGTCTTGTTTTTTAATAATACCTAAAGCAGTTTCTAATATTGTTTTGCCTGCTTCGTAATCCACCAAGTTTCTTGCTATTTTTCTTACATCTTGCTTTCCTTTATATTTATAAAAATCATAATCGTGATAAGAACACAAACTTTTTACAATATCTTTAGATTTTCCCCTACTTAATTGCGGGTTTTTTCTCTCATTTATATTGTTCGGTAAATTAAAATTTGTCCAATATAAGTGTCTACCTCTTTGTTTTGCTGCTATCAATGGTTCGTAATATGGTATTACATTTTCAACACAATACTTACCTTCAAACCAATTATCTAAAAATATAATTTCTTGATATAATCTCATATCAGGATATTTCATCTTCCAAACCTTATTAGTTTTCATTGAATAATTGAACCTACTATGGCTCGGACAAGGTGGTGAACTCCAAATAAAATCAAACTCTTTATAATGGTCTAATAAATATTGGTGTGCATCTGCAACAATAACCTTATCATTTGGAAATCTCTCTTGGTAAAGTTTAGCAAGTTCTTCATCCCACTCAACAGCAGTTATTTCTAAATTATCTGCAACTTCATTCCATTTATATCTATTCCCTCCTAAACAAGCATACAGATTTAATATTTTATACTTCTTCATTATTCTATTTCTTTTGCTCCGTTATCTATTAATACTTTATCACTTGCTTTAGTTATTGCTTCTTTATCCATTGAATAAGCAACTGCCACTTCTTGCATTTTACTAAAGTCATTAAACCTAAACATCTTTAATAAGAATGATATAAACTCTAAACTATTTGCAACTAACTTATCTCCTAACTCCTTTTCATCTACTTTCTCAATCTCTGAAAAGTACGTCTGTTCAATAGCTATTAAATCTTCTATAACTCTGTTAATGTTCTTTCTTACTCGTTGTCTGAATAAACCACTTTGTGCAGCTTCTTCTAAAAAGTGTAGGTTAATAAACGATGTTATAATTGCTCCACTTATTTGTTCTAATTGTTGTTCTGTAAATTGTCTCATCTTATAAAATGTTTAAGTGTTGGTTTGTTTCTAACATATATATTTCTGCTTCGTAATATTGTTTGGTTAATTCTATTTGATAATCTAATAAGTTGTTTAAATGCTCGTAGATGAATTTTAAGTCACTTTCATTTAAATCATATTGTTTACCATCAACCTCTACATTTGCTTTCAATACATCGTCTTGTAATGATAAATCAATTAAGTAATCTCTGTTCTTTAAATACAAACACACTTGATTTGGTATTTGGTATTGTAAATTCGTTTCATCTGAAATAAATTCAGGTTGAATTGTTCTGATAATGTTTTTTAAACTTGTTCGCATAATTCTGTTTTTTTTAATTCTAATTCTAAATCGTTTTCTAATAATTGTATTTCTTTTACTAAATAAGTGTTGTGAGGATACGTTACCTCGATTAATTGTTTAATGTGTTTTAATCGTTCTACCATAATAAAATTGCTCTTAATGTTATTGTTACAAATATAAGTGTTATAAAGATAACTACCATAACCATTAGTAAAGAAAATGTGTACTCTACTAATTTTTTTAAATACCTTCTCATAATACTTTTATTTTACCATTCTTAAAATGCATACAAATAACACCTGTTGGTAATGTAATTACTTTACAGGGTAATATACTTGACTGCTCTAATTGTTTCTTAATGTGTTTGATTATTGTTCTCATATTTTTGTTTTAGTTGGGAGGCTTTTACACCTCCCTTATTATTTTAATATAATTACTTTATTGCTATTGTATAATCTGCTAATATAGACCTATTTGAGTTTAACTTATAATTATTATCTACGATTATTTTTTTGATTACATACTCAATTGATTCGTCTATGTTTTCGTTAGCAGCTAAATAATTTTGTCCTCTGTTTATTTCCTCTTGTAATTTAAAGTTTTCTTCGATTAATCTTCTGTGTTGTGCTTGTGTTAAAGTTTTCATAATTTGTTATTTTTAAATGTTTTGTTTTTAAATTCTATACAAATATAAACAGAAAAATAATACTGACAAAACTTTTTAACAAATTTTAACATTTTAAATAAAAAAAGCAAGTTTTATAACTCGCTTTCTTCTAAATACTTTCTTTGCATCTGCTCTTCGTATTCTATTTCTCGTTGAAGATAGTCTAATGCTTTACGCAATTCCCTTAACTTCTCATCCTTTTTACCTAACCTTGCACAATACTTAACCACATTGCCAATATTAAAGTTTAAATCATAGTCTTTAATAAAATCGATAACATCGTATTGTTTGCCACATTCATAATGTAATTGTGTGCTTCTCATAATTAATTGTATATTAAAGTTATTGTTATTTTTATGATACCTATAAATAATTCTGTATCGTGTTCTTCAACCTCTTCTTCTATAAAAGAGTTATGTTGTATTCCTAAAGCTAAACCTTTAAACAATCCTAATCTTATTTCCCAAGCCCTTAAACTCATAATTTTCTTACTTTTAAAATTAATATAATTACTAATACTATAACTATTATTATTCCTTTCATTTCTTTTTTTTATCGTGTTCGTATATTTTACTGTACAAATCCCAAATAGCTTGGAAGCTATCTTCTCTTTTAAATGTTTGACCATTCATATAGTATTTACCCTTATGCCCTAATTGATACCATATTTTAAACTCATTACCAATTGGAACAGGATAAATGACAAAACCTTTTTTAAAACAATACTGTTGTGCTTCTTGGTTTACGTTCTTTATTATTATTGGTTTCTTTAACTTTGGCATTAATGTCTCATTTCTAAATACAAATCAATTAATTCTAAAGCCTTTTCAACACCCTTTGCTTCACAATATCTTTTTCTATCTAAAACATATAACCAATGTTCTATAATCTCTTCTTTATTCTTATTCTTAAAGAAGGCATCAACACAACTCTTGTAAGCTACATTCTCTAATAAATGACAATCTTTATCAATCATAATTAATTATTTTATAACACACCTCTATAAACAAAATTCTCTAAATCTTCTGTATTTAAGTAGTCTTCATAAGACTCAACCGCTAAATCTAATTTATACTTACCACTATCAATAAACTTTTGAGAACACTTATAAATACCAACGTCTAACGTATTCTTATCTACAACAATAAATTCAAAATCAAAAGCATTAAATAATTCTAAATATAATGCAGCTTGTAAATCATAGCTAAAGAAATTTGCAGAACGTTCAAAACCTTTTAAATCTGATGTTGTTTTTAAATCCATTACAACACCACCTTTTAATATATCTGCTTTGCCTCTAAATGGTAAATCATTATAATAACCTATTTCGGGTATCTCAAATTTAGCACCCTCTAACATCTCTGCTACATCTGTAACACTTCTTACTCTTTCTGCTATCTTCTTTGCTTTATAGTATTCAGAATTTGTAAAGACATTATGATAACCAACCTCTTTTATTGCTTGCTTGTATTCTTTACTTGCCTTTGTACCCTCTGTAAACGTTAAGTACTCAACTTTGTTTGGCTCTAATACCATTAAGTGTATTAACTGTCCATCTCTTAATGCTTGTACGTTTTGCTGCTTTTCTGTTAAAGACTTATAGTATGCGTATGGACTATCTAACAACTTCTTGCAAGAAGAAGATGATAATGCGTTTTTACCTAAATAACCATAGTAAAACTCATCGTTGTACATTTGGCTTAATATATCCTCTTTGTGATATACATCTCCGTTTAATAATTTAATCTCCATTTATTTAATTTTTATTGCTTGTTTTATATCTAATTCTGCTACCTCTTTTTTAACCCACATTCTTTTTTGAAATTCTGTTGATGCGGGTAAAGATTTCATAAACCATTTTGGTTTTACTTTGTAGAGGTTAAACACATAAACTCCATTTGGTGTGCTATTAATGTAAATCGGAATATCTAAATGCTTTTCAGATTCTTTTATTAATGCATCGTATTTACTTTTTTCTAATATTAAAGTATCATAGTGTTTACGTCTGCATTTCAACTCTATTCTACTTCTTGTTTCTATATCGTAACAATCCCATCTTGATATCGGGTTTTTACTATTAACTAATGTTTTAAAATAATTATTACTTAACCATTCAAACAAATCACTTTCTTTCCATTTTATCATATTACTAATGTAAGTAATTTTTTAGTTAAAAGTCATAATCGTTATTAACAAATTTAGGTAAACCATTCTCTTCAAATCCAAAACTAAATGTTTCAAAGTTTCTGTTTCTGCCTCTTCTACATTCAACAGTTACCCACCCTTGATTAACGGTGTTTTTTTCTAACATTATTTGAGTTTCGCATTTCTTTTCTAATGCACTACCAAGCACACCCGTTGGCTTTGTACTTCCATAATTGGAATGTATTATCGTTGTTATATGACACTCTAATTCTCCCGACCATCTCATCAATAACTCTTGTACTTCTGTTGCTTGTTCCATTGAATTTACATCACTGCATAAATCAGCAATACCATCAATAACAACTAAACCTATTTTAGCATCAGCAAATTTAGTGTAAAGTATATACTCTATAAAGTTACGTCTTTGTTTGTAGTCCATTGTACGTAAAGCAAAAAAGTGATAATCTTCATCTTGCATATATCCATTCATTACTAATGGTCTCCTTGCAACTTTACTTGCGTGGAATTTACCTTGTTCTGTATCAAAATGAATTATCTTTTTACCTTGTCTATGCCCTTTTATCTTACCACTGTATTCGTTTTTACCACCTTGATAAGCAGAAACTAATAAAGACATAAAAAAGGATTTGCCAACTTTTGGATAAGCGTGTACAAAACTAAAGTTTCCATAAGTGCCAATTGGTATTGGATAAGTTCTTTGTGTGCCATCTGTATCCACATCTACATAAGTACCACAACTAATTGCAACAGGAGGATAATCTACGTGTTCAGCAACATCTAATTCTGCTTCTTCCATTAATTCCTCCATCTCTTTTTGAATTAACATTCTTTGTATCTCATCTGCTCCTTCATCTTTGTAATTTTTTTTGTTCTTCATCTCTGTACTTTTTAATTTTTGTTTTATAAAATTTTCCTAAAATATTATCGTTGATATACTTATCACTTTCTAATACACTTTCTTTAAATTGTAATAAAGTTTCATAATAAGTCATCATTGTTTTGTTGAAGCAAATATATACAATTTCTCGATAACAATTATTAATTTCCCAATTTTTTGTTTCTGAATTGCTACCCGTATATTGTTTCCAATTACTTTCAACATAAGTAACCCGCTTTCTTTTATAACCTTTTAAAGGAGGTTTAGTGCGTTTATTAAGTAGTATCTTCTTGCCAATGTAATATTTATCTTCTTTTCTATTGTATATCTTATACACAAACCCAACTGCATCTGTTGGTAAATCTTTTCTTTCTTTTATTTTTTGACCTTTATAATACCACATACATTATAGTTAAAAAGAGGATGCTAATAATTAACACCCTCTTCAATATTAAACTCTAATTAAAAAGGCAAATCATCTTCAACAACTACTGATTGTTGAGGTGTAGCAGCTTGCTTTTCATTCTTTAAAACAAAACCTTGTAAATCATCTGATGCATAGTACACTCTACCATTTGCAACATACTTTTTAGGTTCTTTGTTTTCTCTTTGCTCTTTTGATTGAGGTAAAGTAAATGATACGTTTTTACCGTATCTGCCCTCTTCAAAAATAGAAAATTGTAATTTTAGCTTTTTGATTTCGTTACCATTCTCATCTTTCTTTGGTACTAACTTCTTGTTTGCATCGTATGTTAATACGTTTTCAAAGTATTGATTTAATGCTTTAATTTCATCTAATCTAAATTCTACTTCTCCTAATAAATAACTTGTTTTACTCATAATTTCTAATTTAATTTAATTTATATTCCTACGTTAATTTTACTATCTATAACCTCTATAATGTGTCTAAAGGTACTTCTTTCTTGTTCACCTGTCATATCAACACCGTTGATAAACAATCTGTAATGGTCTTTCTTTTCTGTTGGTCTTAATTCGATACTATTCATATTTATTTAGTTAATAATTCTTTTACTTCTTTTGATATCTTATACTTTGCTTCTATTTTAGCAATATCTCCACCACCTTTCAAATAAGTTTTTGCTTTATCAAATTCGGGTGTATTCTTGTTTAACCAATTCTTATCGTTAGATGTTGTTTTAGCGGCTTTATTATGTGTGTTTGTTGAATCTGCATCTTTTGTATCATCGATTAAGAATAAGCCATTTAAAGCATATTTACGAGCATAAGATGAACTACTACCAAAAGTTTGTGAAATGTCCATACCTTTCTTATTTGGGTCTATGCCCGCTTGTGCTTTTACGTGAACTTGGTTTTCACCATCAGATATAATTGCTATTGCTTCTACAAATAAAACACCTGCTAATTCTTTTACCTCATCTGATAAAGTTAATGTACAATTATGCTTTTTAAGAAGAGGTTTAACTGCTTCTAATATATCTTCACAACTTCTGTAATTGTATCTGCCAAATGAATTGTATTGGCTTTTTGGCGCTTTTAATTCTGCTTGAATTTTTGTTAATTTTTCCATTTTTATTTAGTTTTTAAGTTATTTAAAATTTCTCTTTGTATTCTCTGCTTGTTGTATTTATTATCAAATGATTCTTCACTTGATAAAAACCATTTAACACCCGATAATATTCCTATAAGAAATGTTATTGGTGCAAATATCAAATACAATATACCTATTCCTATTTGACCTACATAAAATTTATGCGCTCCAACACTACCTAAAAATAATGCTAATAATGCATAAGTGTTTTTGTTTTTAATTGTTCTCATAATTTCTAATTTTAATTGTTAAGTTACTAATTCGTTTTGGTACCTCTATTGTATTGTAAATGTTAATTTGTAAGATGAAGAGATAGACCTTGTTGTTCTATTAAAAGCCATTTTATATGTTCCCTTTTCTTTTATAGTTTCTAATAAAGTTTTATATCTATCCTTATCAAAGAATAATAAACCTCCTTTTGTAAAAAATGCTCTACCTATTGTGATAACATTACCACTTGGTGTTTTGATTTTTACATCTTCAAAAGTA